TATCTAAATAAAAAGTAGTTGTATATGACGGGTCTGTACCAGGAGATAACGCAATTTCTCCACCTTCGTTTTGATTTTGCGGCAAAATTATTAAACTACTTGGCGTAATTCGCATTCTTTCTGTACCGCCTACCCACCATCTATGATTACCTGCATTGCTACTTGCACCATAATAAATTTCTCCACCAGCATAACTATCTATTGGTCCAATGTAAGTAATATTGCTAGAGTTCATACCAAGCATTCTTGTTAATGTTCCGCTTGCATCTCTTGAATATAAATATTTAGCATTAACTGATAATATTAGATTTTTTTCCCAATACAAATTACCACTGCTACCTTGTATAAAACCTGCATTGCCAGATATTTGTGAACCATACCAAAAATATTCTTCGTTAGATGAAATACCAGTATACCAAGATTGAGCGTCATTTTGGTATCTTATTTGTGATTTATTAGAAGTAGATTTAATTCTTACAGTTGTATCTCCTGTGCTGTGAACGTGCAGTAAATCTTCAGGTGCTGTAACTCCTATACCAACTCGTCCAGTAGCTCCTTGTATTCTCATAACGTGATTATTGCTACCATTATCATTAGCCATAAATGCAATGTCTTGGTCTTGACCTGTATTTTGAATTACCAACATACTCGAAGAAGTGTTTTGTAAATAAGAATGTGTATCGTGTATCATTCTTAAATCATTATTAGCACCTACAGATAAACTTTTTTGGTCTGCTTTAAGTCTTGTATTTTGATAAAATAAATTTTCTTGAGAACCACCGTCAACTATAAAATAATTAGCAACGCCATTACTTCCATCATCACTCCTAAATACTAAATTTTTATCTTCAGCTTCTGTAGTAAAATATATATGTCCAGTATAATTATTTATATAAGAGTTTGTTCCGTCGTGATGTATAGTAAAATCATTACCGCTACCAGCTTTTAGTTTACCATTATCATTTACTTTTACATCGTGACTAAAGATTGCACTACCTGCATCACTTGCATCAATTTGCATAGCGTGTATATGACTACCACCATCATTTACAGATAAAAATATATCTTGGTCTTCTGCAAGATTTCTAAATTGTATATATCCAGTATAGTTTCCAAATAATGTGTTAGAGCCATCGTGTCCAAGATAAATATCGTTACTTGCACCCATTCGTAAATATTGTCCATCGTTAGGAAGTTTAATTGAGGCATTATCACTTGAATCTATCCATATACCAGTTTTATTAGAACCACCATCATTAACTATAAATTTCATATCTTGGTCAGATGATTCGTTAGCTATTGTAAACTGGTCATTAGACGCACTACCAAAACCTACATAAGCTTTTCTACCATTGCTAGTTCCATCAGGATAATATTGTATATATGCATGGTCAGTTCCTATAAGATTTAAAACACCACCATTTTGTGATATACTAACTGGACTTGAAAATGTTTTAATTCCACTAAATGTTTGAGTGCCTGATAAATGTGCAGTATCTGCGTCTAGGTATGCACTTGCTATAGGTGTACCATTCCAAGTACCAGTTGTTACAATTCCAGTCTCTCCTACTTTAAATACACCAGTTGCACTACCATTAGCACATATTTCAAAAACGGCATTTGTTTGATTATCATTTGCATCAATATTAATTGTCATGTCTCCAGGAACATCTATATTACCGCCACCACCAGAATCTCTTCTTAAAGTAAAGTTGTTTGTATCTAAAGTATTATCATTTGCAGATAGTTCTATACCGCCCTTAACATCTAATGCTCTTGCAGGTGTACCAGCAGTCCAACCAATTCCCAGCCTTCCAGGCATTAAGATATTGTTATCATCTTTAATCCACATAGACAAAGATGGTGTTAACGCATTTCTACTTCCGCTTGATACTGAACTATCATTGTAAATTTTTAATGCACCTGCATTATCAAATTCTAAATGTGATGAACCACCATAACTTCCTTGTGTGTATGTATATCCTGAAGAATTGTCAGTAGTTATATCAAGATTAAATGCTTGTAAAAACTCTCTACCACCACTATGACGCATTTCATAGATTTGCAATTGTCTATCAGTGTTATTACCACTTCTATGTATTCTTAACTTTTCTTTTACGCCATAAGTATTGCTAGGGTCGTTACCTTGAATAGATAAATATTGACCAGCAAACTCTAAACTACTTTCAGAAGTTATACCACCAGAACCATTATCAGTAAGTAATTGATTGTTAGAACCAGATGTAGTTGCACCACCGCCTAATTGACGATATGTGCCACCATCGTTAATATATAGTTCAGTTGTACCTGTTCTATATCCTAACTCATAATGTTCTAATACATCATTAGAGCTCGAAGGTTCGCTAGAACCTCGTTTAATTTTTAATACGTTAGCCATTAATTATTAAAATGAACCGCAGTCTATAGTGTAATTTGAAATAGTTCCAAAAGAACTTGAACTAAAACCTTCTAAATTTGCTTTTAAAGTAGCTATATCACCAGCTACAAGAGTTTCGCTTTGTGTGTATTGTCCTGGTTCACTTGATAAATTATTTACAACATACCATTTGTTGTCACTTGCATCTCTGTAAATAGCTGTATATCTACTATCAGAAGCATCTGTACTAGTTACATTGTATGGTGCATAAAGACCTACATCATAACTTAGTGCGTTTGTTGTGTTGTCTTTTGCTAATTTCATCATACCATCTTCTACAACTAATGTTTGTGAATCAACAGTTGTTGTAGTACCTTGAACTGTCAAATTACCAGTAATAATAGTATTACCAGTTAATGTTGGATTTGTAGGTATTCCTACAGTAAATGTTCCATTACTTTCTCCAACTTCTACTTCATTTGAAGTACCTTGTATAGTTAATGTTCCGCCTAAAGACACTGGACTTGTATTACTACCATCGCTAACTGTAACACTACTATTTGCTAATTTAGCATTTGCAATGCCACCTGCTAACTGGTCATTGTTAATACCTAAAAGTTTTACAGTAACATCTCCTGCTCCACTAACTGCAAAATCTGCAGCATTAAAACTAGCTAAACCTACTTCACCAGTAGCATTAATTTTTTCTACCAATGTATTAGGACTTGATGCATTAGATACATCACCAACGAATAATTTATGGTCTGCTTGATTCCATGCTAATTCACCAAAGGCTAAACTAGATGGAGCATTACCGCCAGTATTCGAATGTTTAATTTGAATTTGATTTGCCATTTTTCCTCCCGTTAAAATGTTCCGCCGTCTATTATATCATCATTTTGTAACACTGTTCCATCTATGTTTAATGTTACTTCATCGTTAGAAACAGAAGACGTAATACCTGTTCCTCCCGTAAATGTTAAAGTTTCGTTATTTGTAATTGCAGAAGTACCACTATCTCCAGCTGCAGAAAACTGACTGAATTGTGCAGCAGTAGTATTTTTATTTATAGTAACTTCACTAACCTTTTTATCAACTGTTACGTTATTTCCTGATTTTACAATAGTAACGCTCATCGTGTTATCCTTTCAATTACTTCTATATCCCCTTCTAAATCTCTATATTTTACTCCAGCACTATCTGTTCTAAAAATATCATAAATTAAATTATCTCCTGGTAAAGCAGCAGTATCTAAATCAGATAAAGAAAAAGTAACTTGTCCTCCACTTGCATTTGTAATATTTACAGTAAAAGATATATCAGAACCACTTCTTTGGATAGCGTCTGTTTCAGGACTTCTTCTAATCTTTGAAGTAAACGTAGCACCGCTTAAGTTAATTGCAGTTCCATCAGAATGTTTTAATGTTATTTCTAAACTAAAGTCTACCCCTTGTTCTAAAACTATGTTATGTTTTGCTGCTGCCATTTTTACCTCTAATAACTATGTTGATTAATTGAATAATTAGAATCATCTTTGCCACGATTCTTATATTTTTTAGCCATCATTACACATTCTTTATATTCTGCTTTGTAATACATTGCCTGTTGTATGTTACCAGCAGATGCGTGTAATTGTTGTAATACTCTATACATTGGAGCTTCATGAAACTCTGAGGGAAAACTAGGACTAGCAGTTAAATCTGCTGTAAACCTTGTACTTTTTTTAGCATAATGTATTCTGATAGTATCCCCTGCTGTTAACTCAGTACTATCTAAAGAAGTTAACTTATCTTTTACATAATCCCATTTAGCAACAACCAAAGTATAATCTCTTAAAGTATATACTAAATCATTTGTTGGCCAGTCAAAATCTTTTGCTACCTGTGTCATGATATATCAGTCTCCTCTATAACTCCTGTAAATCTTTTAATTTGTTTATTATTGTAATCTACTCTATCTATACTAAGTACATCATCATTGCTTGTTATACCAGTAAAATCAGTAAATGCATATCTTCTTTTATCGTCAGCTGTAACTGATACAGTAGCAGTACCTCTTTCTAACTCTACTTCACTATCAAATTTGTCAAGTGCTCTATTAAGCATCAAACGTATTTGTGTTTCCCCTATATTTGGAAAGTCTTGTTGTATAGTTTCAATCATTTCTTGTTGTTTCATTGTCCAACTCCTTCTGAACTAGCATAACCAGCAATAAATGTAGTTAACGCAGTTTGATATTCTTGTTGCAATAATTGTAAATCTGCCATTTTTAAATTATGTTCTTCTGTATCATCTTGAAACTCATTCAATTCTGACAATCTAGCTTTTATAGCTGTTTTCATAATAATTAAATGTTCTATTTCATCTGGTGCACCTACAAAATCTGATAAATCATTAGCAAATGTAATTGTAGGATAATTAACGTGTTCTACTGTAGCTCCAGAACTAGCAGTAGGTAAAATAAAAACTTTTCCAGCTTTTTTATAATATACTGGACTTTTTGCTGTAGCTTCATAAATAGAACCACTATTAGCTTCATATCTTGCTATATCAGAAAACGGTATTTCTCTAGACATATATCCATTTCTAGATACACTTAATATTCTTGCAGATGTAATTGCAGCTCCACTACCAGTAACATTAGTTGTAGTACTCATACTCCATAACATTTCATCAGGTAATACATTAATAATTTCTTTTGCAGCATCAGTTGCAAATTGTCCAATAGCAGTATTGTCTATTACTACATCTGATAATAAATCAAGTATCCTACTTTTAACGCTGGTTGCTCCCATTATACAGTATCTCTTTTACGTGTTAAATATTTATATCCACCAATAACGCCTATATTCTTTTTTTCTTTAGCTTTTTTAATCTTGCTATCTATAGGGCCATCTTTTTTATTATCTGTACTATTTGAACCTTTACCCATTGGGTCATAGTTATCTGTTAAACTTTTTGTTCGCATTGTTATCTCCTCTTCATTTAAAAAATCTTCGGGGGTGAACCACGCCACCCCCTTGTTTATTTAACTATTAGTTAAATTTAAGTACAGCATGAGTTTCTGGAAGTGAAATCTCAAGACCTGCTTCTGTAAGAATCATGTCTTTTCTTCCGTCAACGTCATTAGCTTGTACGTTAGTCATAATTTGCGTGTCTCTTGACTCGCCATTTCCAACTAATGGTCTATATGCAACATTGGCTAAATCAATCGCTACAGCATGGTTAGCCCATGGTCCTCTTAATAAAGGTTCCATAACGAAGTTTAATTTACCATACAATGTGTCAATAGAAGTAACAGGCACACCTTCAAAGGTTCCTACATTCTTCTCTAAACCTACTCTGTATCCACTATTAGATGACATAGCATTTCCTAAGAAAGACTGTCCACCTAATTTGTTTAGCCAGTTCATAATGTTTCTAGAAGCAAGAACAAGTTTATTACCACCTGCTGCTGATTCTGGGTCAAAAATGTCTGACATAGCATCTACAAAAGTATCATACCCTGAATTGTCATAGGTAAACTGTTTAGTGTTTCCATAGATTTCAGTGTAAGGTAAGATACCCCATGTTTTACGTGTTGGTCCAGCAGCAGCTGATTCATCAGCAGCACCATATCCAAAAAGTAAAGCATTTTCGATATCCATTTTGTGTTCCATTAGTTTCTCTTGATACACTCTCATGTACTCATTAGCGTCACCTCTGTAGCGTGTAGCTAAAGAAGTACCAGAAAATAGAGGTACACCAGTTTTAAAGATTTGGCAATAGCCTTCTCTTGAATAAAACTCGTCTCTCCATCCGTCTGGTGCGGTACCACCTTCAGCGTGAGATGAACCGATAATTTGTGCTTCTGCGTTATCTGGAATTGCAATAACGTCAGCTGAAGCAACATCAGTAATAGTAATAGCACCTGCTGCTTGAGTTTCACTCAATGCTGCGTCTAAACTACCTTGTGTTGCTTTAGGAACATAAGTTGCTCCTAAAAAGTCAGCACTTAATCCAGTGTCAACACTGTTGTGTGCAACAGCATCTATACGATAATAAAGAATAATATCTTTAGCACTACCGCCACTTGGTGTTAATGTACCTTGAACTGCAAATGTTTGTCCAACAGTTGCAAATTCCATTTTAGCTCCTACGCCATCTTTTCTACCAGTAACGTCATAATCAACATCAAAGTTCTTGTCACTAATTTCCATAGCACCTACTGAACCTGCTGTTGAACCGTTTAATACTGTTAGAGCACCTTTCTTTTTAAAGTTACGTCTTTGCCATTGATGTCTTTTTTCTAAAAATTTAAAAACAGGGTCATCTGTTGGCTTTTTGCTAACTTTAGAAAGATATGCGAAAAATGGTGAAGCAGCTGGGTTTAATTCTGATACTCTTTCACCAAAATTAAACACTCTTCTAATATCATTAATTCCTAACCCCTGTGGAGCTGAACTAATGTTTTGTGAATATATGTTCGCCATAATAATCTCCTAATTAAAAGACGTTACGCTTGTTAAAATCAGCAAGCATAGCATCCATCATTTTATCCTCTACATTTTTACTTGGCGACTGTACACTCTGCCCTTGCTGCACCCCTATCGGTTTTGGGATGGAGAGTTTTTCTTGTCTTTGATTCATTAGTTGTTGTTTCTGTTGAGCTTCTTCACTGATTTGTTCAGTTTGTTGTGGGGCTACCCCCTGGGTCAACTGGTGTAGCTTTACTAAATTGTCTAAAGACATTGAATCAGGTGAACTCATTTTAGTAACAAAATCCTGAGCTTGTTCAGGAGTATAGTTATACTTTATTTGCAACTCATTCAAAGTATCTTGATGTTGTTGACGAGCTAACTGTTCCTTTTGTGCTGCGTTCATTTGTTCTTCTCTAAGTTCATCTTTTTTCAATATAAAATCACTCATCTGCTCCAAATAGTCTTCTTTAGATGCTAAATATTTAGCACTTGAACTATCTGGGTCAGCTAAGGCCTCAGAATAATCATAGTCTGTTGGTTTCACTGGTTTAGTTGGTTTAACTAACTTAGGTTCATCAGTTTCCTTCTTAACCGCAGTTTGAGATTTCAATGCATCCAATTCAGCTCTCATAGCTTCCATTTCTGCTTTAGTCTTATCTGCTTGTGATTGCCAATAATTAAATTGACTATCATCTTCTTTTGCTTTGATAGTATCAGGAGTACTTACAGGTTCACTTTCAATAGTAGGATTTACATCCTGCTGAATTACCTCTTCTGAGCTAGCTTCCACTGCAAAAGGGTCTTGTCCAGACGGATTAAATACCTGCTCAAAAATGTCTGCTTGAATATCACTTGACTCTACAGTCTGGTCTTGTGAGTTCTCTTGTACTATATTGCTTTCTACTTGTTCCATTACCTTGTCCTAACGTTAACTCTCTTCTTCCTCAAATAGGTTTTCTGGTTCCATTGGGGCTTCCGAGTTCATCAACTGTTGTTGTTGGTCTCCGAGCCTAGCTTTAAATAAGCTAGACGCCATATCAGCTCTATTAGACACCTTATCTAATTTAGAACTAAACTTTTCTACTTCTAGTCGTTTCTTAGCGTGCACTTCTTCACGTTGTGCTGTTTGTAAATCGCCTTTGACTTTCTTCAATTCTTGTTCCATTGCTTGCATTTGTTGCATCATTTTTTGCATTTGTCCACTTCTTGCCATAACTCCATCCACATCTACAAGCTCTGATTTCTTCAATACTTCTGTTTGGTCTATTAATCCCATCTTATACATTTCCATATAAGTGTTCAACAATGCCATTCTATTATTCGGCAATGTAGACCCAGAAACTACTTGTATATCATATTTACCTACGCCAATGTCGTGATATTTAATTACATCGCCATTGTCCATTTCTTTATAAAAGTTAAATCGTTGTTCAGTTTCTTCTCCATTAGGTTGTAATAATCTAATTACTTTTTCTTCTGTGTATAATTGTTGTATTAATCCTATAGATACTTTACCTAATTGATTTAACATATCTTCTATATCATCTCTACGAGATTTAATTCTTCTTTGACCAAATTCGTCTACTACAATAGTACCTCTATAGGTAGATGGTGCACCTTTACCCCCACCTTGCATCAACTCATAAATTCCGAATCCATATTCTAAATCAGATTTCGCATCTGCTTCATTTTTATATAATTCATTGGGAAGAGGTACTGGACCAGCTACTATTGGTGCACCTAGCTCTGCGTCAAATTCAATGACACTTGTTCCTGCTCTTCCCCACTCTTCTTCAACTTGTCTTTTATCAACACTACCTCTTGGTATTAATAGCTTCACATTTGTACTAGTACTAGCATGGGCTATAATTAAAGAACGAATTTTATTAATATACTCCTGTAAAGGTCTATAAATTCTTACATCTGACTCAGGAAATGGTGTACGTAAATGTACATTCATTAATGGTACGATAGGATAATCTTCTATCGGTAAATATCTTTCATATAATAATGCATCTCCAACACTTACTACCATTTGTATTCTTGGTACATCAACAGTATTACATACTATATCACCAGAACCTTTTAATTCTTCTGAACTTATAGGTATTAAACTTGTTGTACTTCCAGGAATAGCATCAGCAGTCTCCATACCTGGTACTTTGATTGGGTCTCCCTGTATCATCTGACCTGTTTGTTGGTCAATCTGAGGTTCAGGTAATTTAAAATGAAATATTGGCCCACTTTGTTCTATTTGTTGCATCAATTCTTCTACTGCTTCTTCCTGCCATACAATAGATTCTTCTCCTGTAATTTTTCTAACTCTTACATAGAGTACATTCATGTATTCTGAAAATTCTTCATCATTAAATAAATATTCTCTTTCACTAAAAGGTTCAAATACATTATAAAATTGTTGAACTACTTTTGTATACCTTTCTAAATATCTTCTTACAGTATGTGCTCTATCCTCTACATCGCCAGGAAACATCTGGTCTACAGTTTTTGCTAAATTTGTAATAGGATAATCATCTGAAGCTTCTGGCTCTTCTGCTGAATCTTCAATTATATCTGCAAACTCAGGATACATTTGCATAGCTACTTCATCTGTCATATAACTTGCATAAATAACATTTGCAGCATCTCTAAAAAACTTATCTTTTGAGTTAGGGTCTACATAAATATCAAGGGGATTTACAGCTTTTATCATAACTTCGCCTTTACCCATGTCAGCATCTGGGTCTTGATACACCATTAATGCACCCATACCACCTACATAATAATCATCAATAGTTTGTTTTAACTCTAAATCACCTTGACTAATTTGCCATATATACTGAAATAAATCAGAAAATACCTTAGCTATCTCTCTATCTCCATCTTCTCTTCCTGTTGCTCTAAATTGTGGAGAGTTATATGTCAATAAAGCTTTTGCTGTTTCAACGATTGGATGAATACGATTAACTACAATAGCAGCTTGTCCACGCTGCTCTAATGCTTCTTGCTGTTCTTTGGTCCACTGAGCACCTGCTCTAAATTCAATAGATTCTTGAAATTTTTGTGCCCATGGTTCTCTTGATGAATTGTACTGTGTCCAGAGTTCTCTGGTTACTTGTACTTCAGGGTGAATAGTTCTTTCGTCGATATCACCAGTTTCATAGTTGAATACTAATTCATTCTGACTTTCTGGTTTTCTGCTTTTGGCTTTTCTTTTCTTTATGTCCATGCTCTATCATTATGTAGTTTTTCGGTATCTCTATATATTCAATTTTATCTATTTTTGAAATGAAATCGTCAAAACTTAAATGATACTTCGCAAATTTTTTATCAGCCATTTCTAACCTCGAACTTATAAACAAATTTTTATTTTTGTCAAGGATTATTTTACATTAATCTCCAATCTACTTTTTTACGTAGATAATTCCACTGGTCTTCTAACGTAGTTTCTTCTTCATCGTGTGATGGTTTGTATGCATTTTTATTAGCATAAAAAAATCCATCTAACAAGTCATCGTGTTTACCACGTGGATATAGCAATAATTCATCTTCAAATGCTTGCATATTCTTTTTCATGAATACTTTCTTATTAGCAAATAACGGTTGAAGACTTTCTAACCTATATGACTTAGATGTTCTAGGGTTTTCTTTTACCTCTAGCCCTGGTATAAATAATCCCAACTCTTCTGACTTTTCTTTAATATACTGTCTAAGCATTTCCTGATATCCGACCGACTCAATACGGGTTTTAGCACTTTCGTATATTCTAAAATTATCTATAATTGCATCTGCTAATTGTAAAGGTGTTGCTCTTTTACGATAGTAAGGTAAGCAAAAACGATTATTATCTTTATCAACAGCAATATTAAATATAACACTATAGTCTGCTGTTTTCTTTGTACTGCTAGCAGGGTCGACACCAGTGAACACATTCACAGGTCGTCTCTCGTTTACTTCCTCACCATTAAGGTTCGTCAGAACGAGGGTCGACAACCCTGCAGTGTTGGTCTCAATGTGTCCATCATACGTTTGGAAATCTTCAGGTCTGAATAAATTATCTTCATCTCCAACTATTTGACATAGGTATTCTCTATAAAATACAGATAATCGGTTAATACTTTCTAATTCAGACTTTTTTTGTTTTAGTTTTTCTATAGGCCATACCTGTTCCCATAGTGCTTCTTCTTTTTCCATGTCAGGTCTATACTCTAAGTTTCTCCAACCTTCCATACTTTTTAATGTTTCTACAAGACATCGTTCGTGTTGAGGCGTACCAATAACAGCAATCCTCCCCTTGATAGGGTCAAGGGAAGGTACACCTGATTGTAAAAGCCAACGAAGATTAAACTCCATCGCTTCTGCAGTTTTGGTATTAACTTCGTCTTCTGGGTCATCTAAGACAATGAGCGTAGGTCGTTGATTCCCATGTTTAATACCACGGATTTGCTGTCCTGTACCTTTACAGATAACAATGCTGCCATCTTTCAATTCTATTTCGTTGTTACTCCACTTACGTGCATTTTGCATTCCCCAGTATCCAAAAAAGTATCGAAACTCTTGTGAATAGTTTAGTACATCTTTGATTGTTCCCAGGAGCTTCGTAGCGTGCGACTGAGTTCGTGACACAAGTACGACAACCTTAACACCAGGGTCAAACATAAGATGGAACAAAGGAAAAACACCAGCAACAACGGAAGACTTAGCATGACCACGAGGTGCAATAATATTGATTTGTTTTTGTTCTTCATCTAATAAATGTTTTGTTATATCGTAATGAAACTTAGGAGACTCTTGACTAAACATATTAGGCATAATCATTCTCCCAAATAGTAGCATATCACCACGCATTTGTTCTAATATATGCTTTTTATCCATTTTTTTCAAAAACGACTTCTATTCCAAAATCTTTGGCTACTTCTACTAAGGTAGCTAAAAAAATGTTTAGACTATCCTTTTTCCCCGATATCGTTATCTTTTGTTTCACTTGGCAATTCCTGTGTTTTAGTTGCTGTAAGTTTTTTTGTTTGTTTTTCAAAGTTAGCTTCTATCTGGTGTGACAAGTCTAATTCCAATGTATCTGTCTGTGTCTTAGCTTTTGGTTTCATATCTAAGTAATCTGATAGCTCTTTTGCAGCTTTTATCATATTACCAGGGTCTTCATTCACTTTTGCTACTCCAATAGCATCTTTTATAGTATCTAATACATACCCTTCATCAATTCCACGCTCTGTAAGCACTTCTTTCATCTTATCCTTAATCATTTGCTTCATTCCCTTTGTTTTCAATAATCTTTTTACGGTCCAGGCAGGTTTTTTTTGGTCTGGCCTGTACATTTGCCCTAATTTTTCGAAATCTGGCGTTTTTCCAGCCATTATGTACGTCATATACGCTTCTAGCACGTCTTTTGACCTACGTTTTTGTAGTTCTAGCTCCATTTGGCTCTTTGTAGACACCGAATTGAAGCTTTTTGTCTCCCAATGTGGTAAAAACTCTAGCTTACTGGTCTTTGTTACCCATTGTTTACCATAGGGGTAGGTCATTTCTACCCCACTAGAGTATGTTTTAACAGCAAGACACTGGGCAACGTACCCGTCATCAGATACGCCCCAGTCACCTTCTTTACATTTCTTCCAATGTTTGTACGTTAGCTTGAAGTCTTTTACAGGATAGACTTCATACTCGACCTCTTGGAAGTTATTTATCTTCAGTTTTCTCGGTATCGTTATCATGTTTGTCTAATTTTTCCTGTAAGAATGCTTTAAACTCTTCTTCTTTACCACTAAACTCAATATACTCGTTTAATAGTCTATCGCCATTAATAACCATTTGTACGCATTGCTCTAATCGCATTGCCATATTAGTCATTATCCTGGTCATCTCTTTATTTGTCAATTTTGATTTTTTCATGTTGTCCTCTACTTAGCTTATAAGCTTAAGCTTATTTCTCTAATCTTTTACTTAGTCTTAGTAAGTAATACTTAATCTTATTAAAGATTAAGTATGTTAGTCCTAGTATATACTTAGTCTTAGTATATACTAAACAAATCCCTACATTAATTTTTTTCCACACTTGCAATCCCTAACTCCATTTCATCTTGTACAGTAAATATTTCAATCTGTGCCATAATCAAATCATACATATAAGCTGACTTGTCTGGGTCTACATCGCCTTGTACTACTGCCTTAATCCATTTCTGTTTGTTTTTATCGTATATTTCAATGACTTTCTTTTTTTCAGGCATCACTACCTAAGTTAATCATAAGCTGCCATTAAAGTCTATAAAAAATTTCAGAAAAAAAAATTGCCGTAGATTGCGTGTGCTTGGTATATATACAACCTATCCCCCATACATTTTGGTTGAGAATGTTCAGTTTGGTTGAAATTCCTCGTTCCGTTGGGTCCTTGACGGACCACTTCACTCGTCTTATAGGTCTCGGTGTTCGCAAGCTCACATCGTAGGGCTCTATCTATAAGGACTTTACTTTATGATTATATTAATTAGTATAAGGAGTTAGTTATGAATGCACAAGTGTTAATGGTTACTAAGATGATTATGTTTATGGAAGAGTATGTTCAAGGTTATAATTGGACACATCAGACTATTGATAATCATTATCCAATCTATATAGGTAATGAACCAGCAATCTCTTAGTATATATAATCCCTACTTGCAAGATAAGTAGGTAGGGATTTTTCTTTATGGTTTTATTTTATTCATTCAACTTGTAAAAGGAGTTTACAATGTATTTAAATATCAATGATGTACCACAAACTAAGGGTTATACCTTAGAAGATAACGCAATGTCATACTACGCACTATTACACGCTATACAAGTGCATAAATATGAATATGATATGAATGTTCCAGATTGTGATTACGGAACATATTGCTATGAGTTCATTAAGAACTTAGATAATCATATTTATCTATGGTTAAGAGATGTAGATTATGCATCATATGACCATTGCGAAGATGTACATAGTTCTGAAATTACTTGGGCTATTGATTGTCTAATTGCTTTTGATAAGAAAGTAGAATTAGATAGAGACTTAGAGCGCAAGTATAGATATGATGAGGACTTACCCTTTTAGGTAGGTCTTCATCTTAAAAGACTTTTCTTTATGATTTTATTTTATTCATTGCTCAACAGGGAGTTTACTATGAACTATCAGGTTATATTACCTAAAAAAACCCTCATTGTTAGAGGTTCTAATGCTCATTCAGTATTAGAGTATATTAAATCTTTGCCATCTTTCAGACAACTTACATTGTCTGAGCAGATGTCTGTGAAGATTAAAAGGGCATCATTATGAGGTGCCCTTTAATATACAAATCAGATTTAGTTAACTATGTGCATAGTCTTAACAAATCCATACCTAAATATAAAATAGCTAAAAAATCAAAACAGCAATTATATGCTATATGGTATGCAACACAAAAGAAATGGTAGTGTTAAACATTTATGATGACTACACATTGAGGTCTCATACTTGCCACTGACACTACCATTTAAAGATTTTTCTTTTTGATTTTATTTTATTAACAATCCATATCCGAGGAGGGAACAATGGACAAACAATACTACACTCAATTCGTAAACTCAAATGGCGACACAATCACTTCAGCTCAGGTTGGACCTGAGACGAAGTTCTTTGTCACCATCGTTGATGCAAAAGCAGACGCATCAACAATTCAATCCGAAGTAGAAAGCAAACTTAATCAGTTAGCATTCAAGTTTGAGTTGAAAGGAGAATACACCACGAAGAAAGGACATCGTGGTCTATTCTATGTAGCTCCAGACTTATTCTAAGTCTTGAACTACAAATTGAGCGAGGGGCTTACGCCCCTCTTCTCAGTTGCGTATTGCCACAACAACCGATTTGCGTATACGCACAACAACCGAGTTTTTTTCTTTATGGTTTTTTTTCTTTATATTTCACAATGTATGCTTGAATATATAAGTCGCTCTTATGTAGGATAGTAGAATGTGTAAACCTGTGAACAAAGCACGCCAGCGGTCGTGTGCTACGATTTCAGGTACAATGTTTACCCGATATGGATTGGGATTATGCAAGTGCATAACCAAGTCAAAAGACAAACATTGGTAGTATGGTGTAAAATCCGCCTAAGACGAGGCCAATGCTTGCATTGGCAAGGAAAGGAGGTTAGTAGCACGATTACTTTAAGCATAGTCAACAAGGTCAAACCTCGAGCCTTGCTATGTCATATATAATGTATCAACGAGATAGGGTGGGAACACCAATTCAAACTATCTTGAGGTATGTCCGATAGGGCTATATATGAAGTAATGTCACACTTGCAGTTGCAAAGCAAGGGTAGTGGCAAACAAATCAACATACTTGTAGGATAGCCAAGCCCTACACACATTCACACATTGGAAATGTATTGCATAATTATAAAATTTTTATTATTGTATCGACTTCGTCGATATAGTTATTTCGTATAGGGCTTTGCCCTATGTTAGGAGGTCATATGAATAATGACAAACGAATGTTAATATTAGTAGGTATCGGGTTGCTAATATTAGCATACTTAGCTTGGGTTAATATGATGTATAATCCAAGTAGCAACAGCAATAGTGTTGGCGTATTGCCAAAACATCCGACACAATCGGAATACACATTGCCAGAACTTTCAGACGAGGAACAAGCTGTATCTGATAGTTTGCATAAATCTTATGTCAAACAAGCAGAAGCAGAATCTGAAAGTAAAAGCATAGAAAGTATGCGTGATGAAGTGCAAGAAATCTTAGATGAAATAGTAGAAGAAGATAGCACAGTCACAATTACATTCAATATGCAATGGACACCTTCTTGGGTCCAATAACAAGAGAGTAATCTTTTAACCAGTCAGTGGATTGTTTTTCTATTTCCATATGTAAACTCTCTTGGTCCACTGACTAACATTGTATGCGTATATGATAGGGTGTGAACTGTCTGGTACGGGTCTATAAATTCCCTGAGATATCTTGAAAATCGCCATAGTGTGCTTAGGTATAGGTTTGTTTTTAATAGAAACTCCTTTGTTAGTTCCTATATCAGGAGCGGACACGGATTGATAGAGTAATATATGCATACAAAAAATTTCATAATAAATAGGAGAAATAATGGAACAAATAATAGACTTAAACGTATATAAAAGAGAAGTCAAAACAGAAGGCGATGATGTGATTGCGTACTACTATAACGAAGCAGGTGAAGTAGTTGCAAGAGAATTTATTGATACAGTCTCAGGACTACACGAAGAGTTCTCATCATATGCAGAAGATGAATTTATGGATGAACAGGAGAGATACAGATGAAGAAAGAATACATAACATATATAGATGGTACAGGTAAAGAAGTAACCAGTAAAGAAAAGTATACAAAGTTTCCTTACGAAATGGGAGAAGCAACATTCCTTGAAGAAGGACACGAGTTGCTAACAGTACAAAATCCTTTTAGTGGTGAATCATATACATTAACACCAGTAGAAGAAAGTGTCTACTCAATGATTATGGGTTCACAAATGATGCCAGCGTATATGACAAGCCCTGGATTACAAAACATCGTAAGAAAAGGCTTAGATTGGTTTAGAAATAATAATGCAAAAGCGTATATGACGCTATTAGATTAAACATAATAATGAAAGAGAGATAAAAATGATAGATAGAACTATGTGGTTCCTATATAACAGACTTGGTGATAGCGGCAGACAAACACCAAGCATTGATTCAATATCTGAAATGTTTTTTAACTATTGGAAATTGATGAATGTAATGGATATTAATACACAAACATTGAGTGCTATTGATATTTACAATGGTCTAAGTACTTGCTATGATAGGTCAGCAAGGTCAACAGCAAATAACTTATATGTTCACGGTGAGGTTGCAGCTAATGCAGATTATCGTGTTAGTTATTACGAACAAGACCACGAAATATATGATACATATGCAACTTGCAATAATCTAAATGAAGTATTGATTGAGGGTGCAGACCCTGAGTTTGATGATACAGAACCATTTAGAGATGCACTAAACGAAGTAGCATTTGAAGATATAGAGTATGAAATTGAAAGTGAAACATTTACTTTGAATGAAGACTCTATCGAATGGTACAAAACTTGTCATCCAGGCGATGATAAGTTAATGACTTATATGTATGATACAGGCAAGAATCTTGATTGGGATGCTATTGAAGATTTTCTTAGCGATAAACTTAGTTTGATTGAAGCACAAAATGCTGACTTACATCAATCACAAATTAGAAAGTTTATGTTAGATAGACTTGCTAATCAAAATATTAATATCATAGACGGTTTAGAACAAACTGAAAATGGTATGAAAGAAGTTGACCCTAACACAGGTGAACTTCAAGACTAATACTCACATAGGATGATACATGGAAGAGCTCCAGTAGATGCCCAGTGGGTTTAATCAGAATAGAGGTAGTATGGGATAGGTGAGTCTTACTTAAGGTCCATGGAAACCTTCTACTACCTCAGTTCTGAACTAATTGATAACGTAAGACGACGATAGTTGCAGTTAAATCAGAACAACACGGGGTTTACCCCAGTATGGTGAGGTGATTTAGTGCCAAAACGTAACCGCTCAAGTCACCTCAGTTCTGAATAATATAAATAATGAGGAGAAATAAAATGCAGCTTAATAAACAATGTAATAGATGCGATAGAGAATTTACAGATACTGATGTATGGGATATGGAATTAGATTGGGATAAATATATTCCAGAAGAATGTAGAGTAGTAAATGATATGTGCGACGGTTGTTTTGATAATTGGGATGTAGATTTAGTTGATTACATTTGGCATTTAGAAAAAGATATACAAAACAAAGTACCACATAAATACTTAGAACCATACATGGAAGTAATAATTTGTATTTTAGAAACAGAAAAAATAAGGAGAACATAATATGGGAAGATATTACCACGGAGACATAGAAGGTAAATTTTGGTTTGCAGTACAATCATCTGATGATGGAGAATACTTTGGTATGCGTGAGTCACAAAATTATATTGAATATTATTCTGATGACTTAGAAACAGCAGAAGAAGGTGTACAAGAATGTTTAAATACATTAGGTAAATATAAAGAAGAAATAGATAAATATTTTACTGAATACGCATCATATACAGATGAAAAACTTGCAAAAGCATTAAATATAAGTGAAGATAAACTTAAAGAATTACTTGTATGGTATGCAAGATTAAGATTAGGCAAGCAAATAGTTGCTTGTATAAAAGAACAAGGTTCTTGCTATTATTCAGCAGAACTATAATAAGGAGAGATAAAATGGGATTAGACCAATACGCAGGTACAATGCGTGAAAAAGTGTACGAATACACAACACCACAGGGTGAAAAGAAAGAAGAAAAATATCAGATGGCAGGTCCATTTGAATGGCGTAAACACGCAAGACTACAAGAGTTTATGAATAAACTTTATATGGAAAAAAATAAAATAAATGAAAAATGGGAACAATCTGGTCCTGATTCTAATGGAGAATATTGGGTAAGTCCTATATCTTGGAATCAAATAGAACTACTGGAAGATGACATTGACAAATTAGAAGAAGCTATAAACAATGGTTATTGCAGATACTTTTGTGATGGTGGATTCTTTTGGGGTCACGAGTTCCAAGAAGAAGCAGCAAAAGACTACAAAGAAAAAGATTTAGAATTTGTAGAATTTGCAAGAGAAGCATTGGCAGATGGCGAAACAGTCATCTACGAATGTAGTTGGTAATTTAATATTACAGGAAGACTTGCTACTGCGCAGAAGTCGTATAGAGAAGATAGCACGACACTCTTCCTGTAAAATATTATCCCCTAGTGTCGGCCTGGTATGTCACGTAGTGGTGTATAAATCTAGATGGTAAACACGGCTAGGGGATAATAAATAATGAGGAGGGCATATGCCTTGGAAAGTAATCAATGGAGAACCAAAGTTCTTTATAGAAACAAATGTAAAACAAACTAAAAAATGGCGTACAGAAACAAACAAAGAATTTTATGAACGCTTTGGACATTGGTATTGGTTTACAGGTTATCCAAAACGAGTTAGAAAAACTTGGATAGAACAATATGATAGGAGTGCAAATGAAGACAGCACAAAATAAAGACATGGATGATATGTGGGTATGTGGTTATTGCGGTTCAGAAGATGTAAGAACAGAAGTATTTGTAGATGTAAATACAGAAGAAATAGTAAGTAGTATTACACATAACGATTATTATTTTTGTGATACTTGTGGCGATGATACAAAACCACTAACATACTTTGAATTTAAAGAAAAGATTGCTGAAGAATGCGGAGGCAATAAAGATAAATATGATAAAATAATGGATGGGAGTAGAATGTAATGATTACAGAAACAATAACATTAGAAGTACATTGGACGTTGGATGAAGAAGTAGGTTATATACTTGAAGAAGATGACTTAAGAGCTCAATTTGATAGAGCATTAGAAGATTTGGAAAATGATATATCACATCTAAATCACGAACGTGATGAACATTTAAGAACAAAGCACATGGAGGGCTAAATGAAAGAACAAAACGCACTAAGACCAGGAACTGGTAAAGCACACGCAAGAGGATTATCTAAATCAGATTATTGTATTGCAAGAAGACTAATCAATGAAGGATTAGTAACTGAACAAGAGTTAATAGATGCTGGTAAAATGCTACCATCAAAAGGTAGAGGCAGACCAAGCACAGGAGCTAGAGAATGGTTTCTTGAAGCACGTAAAACAAAAAAAGAACCAGAAGTAATTAAATTTACTATGGAACCAGATGCTCACCCAGTAGTAAAACAAATAGCACGTGACTTAGCAGAAGGTAATCAAGACATAGTTGTAGAACGTGTAGAAGATGGAGTAGAGTTATAATGGATAACAACGCACGCATTATCAAAAATATACAAGGTACTTTAAAAATGGTTAGAGAACAGCTTGATGCTGATAACCTTATACCATTTAATTCAACGCTAGATAAAGATTTAGTAATGGATATAGCACATCGTATAGATATTGGTGCTGAAAAATATGGTAAACAAGTACCTATTACCGAAGATGACGGTAGAGTTTTTACGAGAGAAGCATACGAAGAACTATGTGATGCACTTGTATACTTGTCATCAGTAAGACTAGCTTGGTTAGAAAAAGCACAGTCAGAAGAAGAAGGTATGAGAGCACATCGTTTTGGACAAATCTTATTTAACATAGCTTTACAAACAATATTGTTTATGGAGGAATACTATGAAAAAGAAAAGATATAGTAAAAACGAATTGCATTTACTTGCTAGACAATTTGTTATGAAACGAATTGAAGGCTTTGAAGTAGAAGAGCAACGCAAGTATTACTTAGAACCTAAGTTAGTAAGTGAATGGACTTACTATGTGTATGCTACATGGAGAGCAAACACAATGATAAGAGGTTGGGATTTAGATTATCTATATTCTGACTTTACTTGGGATGAACAAAAAGATAAAGACACGCTTAGTGCATAGGCGTGTCTTTTTCTTTTTGATTTTTATTTTAATTGAATTATATTCATACTAAATAATAAGGAGAAATATAATATGAAATTCAAAGGTAAAGAATATACCGAAGTAAAAGATAGACTTATCGCATTCGCAGATGAGTTTCCAGAATCAACTATTGAATCAAAACTAATCAGTGTAAATCAAATTGTAGATACACCTACAGGTGAGACTTGCAATGAATATGTTGTACAAGCAATAGTAAGACCAAATCCTATGCAACAACCAGAATGGTATTATATGGGTCTAGCAGCTGAACGTGATAATACAGGCTTTGTAAACAAAACATCAGCACTAGAAAATTGTGAAACATCAGCAGTAGGTCGTGCATTAGCATTTGCAGGCTTTGGTGGTGATTTTGCAATAGCAAGTAAAGAAGAAGTAGAAAATGCTAAAGCTAAACAAAAAGCAATTAATCCAACTATTAAATCATTAGAAGCTATGGATAAAGCAGCAAGATTAGCTACTGAAGCAGGTGTACTTCCAGAAGAAGACCATCTTAGATACAAACAAAAACGACAAGCTGGATTCTTTGATACAAAACTTAAAGTAAGTCAAAGTACAGAATACTTTGAATCGTTAATCCCTAAACAGAAAGAGGCTAAATAATGGCTATAACAGGTACAAGAAAACCTAATACATCATCAGGTGAAAAGAAAAACTATTTTGTAAACAATGTTACTATTGATAGTGCAGAACAAGTTACATCACCTTATCATGATGCAAGTGTACATTTGAAATTGACTGATACCAGCAATGGATACAATTATAATTTATTTGTAAATCAGAATTTTGAAAAAGACACAGCAGGTGTAGTTACAGAACTAAAATACCCTGATAATTTAAATTTACTTTACGTAAACACAGGTACAGATATTAATGTATCAGATGCTGGTGAAGTAGATTTAACACCATTGATTGGTAAAGAAATTGCAGTTATTAATTATCTTTCAAATGGTAAATACAAAAAACAAATTTGGCAACGAGTTGGTAATGTCAATGGACATGACGACCTTAGAGCTGAGTTTGAAAAGTCAGTAGAAGCTGGATATCCAAAAGATTTCATTGGATATGGAGCAGAAGAAGTATCTGACTTAAGAGCTGAAATGTTAAAAGCAGCTAAACCATCAAACGATGGAATGCCGTTTTAATGACAGCAGAACAAATCATTATTAAATGGTTAATTGGTGAAGCTAAATCTTCTGACCCTTGGTTTTATACATACGACTTTGAACAAAGAGTTCCTATGTACGGAAGATTAGCACATCAAAAAGTACACACTGCAAGTACTTATTCAAGAGCTTTTAGAAAAATTCGTGAAAGTAATACTTTAGAACGATATGGACTAAAGCTAGAAGATATAAAACATAAAGATAATAAAGGGATAAAAGGATGGAAAGTAATACTAGATTCGTAGAATATGTAGAAAATGGTTTACATAATCGTAATCAAATTATTCCTGAAGAGATTTATTATCAGTCAGTAAAGACTACTGCATTTTTGGACAAAGAGAGCTACGGCTCTTATTATCTGTTTCCTTCCTCAATGTACGAACACGTTCAAAGTAGTGGTAGTCTTAAAGGATATGAGGGGTTAGTCTATGTAAATAGGCTAATCCTTGATATCGACAAAAATGGATTGCAAGACGATGAACTATATGAGTTAGTAAAAAATCATATAGGTGAGTTAATAGAGTTTGGTATCAAAGAAACAGACATAAATCTTTGGTATAGCGGTACAGGATTTCATATAGAAATGTTAGATGTATTTGGCTTTCAACCAGCAAAGAATGTACACGAAAAAGTAAAACAAACATTCAATAAACATTTTAGTTTTGCAGATTCCATTTATGATAAAACAAGGATTATTAGAAGTAATTGGTCTTTTAATCCTAAGTCAAAATCATACAAAGTATATATTCCATTGAAATATTTAGATGATTTATCAATGAACGATGTAATAGATGCTGCTCAATCAAAAGAGTCGTATCATTATTATACAAGAGAATATGACAAATGGTTTGACGAAATGAATCAACCAGGAAAAACAGTAGAACCTTATCTACAAATTAATGTAGTAGATGCACCTTTTGTAATACAAAAAGCTGTAAACAAAACAACTGAAACAAGTTCGGTCGTAACGTGTATGCAGCACGTGTTTAATGAAGGTCCAATAGAAGGTTCAAGACATCAAAAAGCTATGCGTATGGCTTCTTCTTACAGAAGAGCAGGTATGCCTTATTTAGCTACATTAGCAGCATTGATGGAATGGAATAGTAATAGCATGGATGATAGTAGAATTATAAGAGTTGCTGATGCAATATATGAAGGAAACTATCAATATAGCTGTAATGACATCATAATGTCAGAATATTGTGATAACAAATGTATATACTACAAAAACAAAAACTATACTCTTGATATTAAAGGTATCGATGAATTAGAAGATGCTTTTGCAGAATATATACAAAAAGACTTTGCAAAAAAGTCTATCAATATGGCTAATATATTTCCAGGTGCTATGCCTTATGACTTTAAACCAGGAGAACTTGTAGTATTTTCAGGTGACACAGGTATGGGTAAAACAGCATTTGTTCAAAATATTGTAGCAAAAGCTAAACGTGATACATTATTTTTATCACTAGAAATGAATGAATATCTAACGTTTCGTAGGTTTGTACAAATTGTTACAAAGCAAACTAAAGAGTGGGTAATGAATAATTATCTAAGTAATAGCAATACATCTTTCAAAGAACTATTGCAACATATTAAGATAATGACAATACAACCTCAAATAGATGCAGTTAAACGAATTGTAGCAGAACATCAACCATCTGTATTGGTGGTAGATACGACTGATGAATTACAGGTCGAAGGATTCAGAAACGATATTCAAGAACAAAATATGAAGATTGACGCATTGAAAAGCATTGCTCAAAAATATAATACATTAGTATTAGCTATACATCATATTAATAAAAGCTCTGCAAGTTCAGGACAACTAGGAATACACTCATTGAAAGGTTCATCTAACGTTGTACAAAAAGCAGATAAAGTTATTATGATTAAAGGTGCAGATAGAGAAGATACACATAGACTTGTAACTTCTGTAAAGTCTCGTGACGAAGCACCATTTGAAATGCTATCAAGGTTTCACTTTGAAACAATGACATATGAAAGGTTGGATTTAAATGATACAACACTTAATTAACGTAGAAACGATACAAGACGATGACCATATTATGCAAAGAGTAACATTATTATCTTTGTTTAAGGTTGGAGTGTTTGCATCACAAAAAAAAGGTCAGCATTTCTCATTTAGTTTAGGAATTGGACCAGCAGAAATAGAATGGAGTTTTAGATTATGGCTCACAAAAACAAGATAAGAGGTAACAATCTTGAACGTGAAATCGTAAATCAATCCAAAGAGGAGGGGCTCTCTGCAAAGAGGGCCTATGCCTCAGATGGTAGGTCACTAGGTTATAGTGAAGTAGTAGATTGCATAGTTGAAGATTGGACCATACAAGCAAAACGTAGAAAAAAAATAGCACAATGGTTGTATCCAGATTTTCATGGAGATGACGTAGATGCTGTTGTAACTAGAATGGATAGAAAGGAAGCACTAATAGTATTTCCTTTAAAAACATGGATTAAAATGATGAAGGAATTAAAAAATGGAAATAAATAAAAAAGAGATGGAAGCAATTATTTCATTAGCTAAAAAGATTATAGAACATCAATCTCAAACAAAATGGAATAAACAAATTAGACAATCTGAAGACAAATACGATAACATGGATATAGACTCAAGAGATTATCTAGGTCCAGAAAAATGTGAGAATTGTAATGATTAAATTTACAAATGAAGAATTATTGATAATTAGGTCTGCATTACTTAACTTTAAAAAAGCGCCATTTGTATCAGATGGTGAACGTGAAGTTATTGGAGATATTATCAAAAAGCTTTACGATAATTTATTTGACAAATAGTTTATTGCCCTCACTATTAACACGCTTTGAAGGAGGCGAGTGGTGAAAATCCACCTCAACCTTTATAAGCAAATACATCTTGGTTGGCACTGAATGTATAAATATATTAACACTAGAGGGCAATAATCCCTCAGATCCCTTCGGGATTTCGGGATTTAGGAGTAAGTATGCCAGATGAAATAAATGTAAGTATAAACGAACAAGGACAAGTACAGGTATTTAAAAATGAGTATGGAACATTTTATTTGTATAACGTTGATTATTTACCTAATGGTAAAGTTCACGTAGAAAAAGCAGTACAAACAGCAAGATTTCACATGAATAAATTAAATAAGGCGGCTAAAACAAGCGATGAAAAATGAAGATAAAACTTGGTCATTGACCAAAGAATATGAATTGAATAAAAACAATTACATATTTTCTAACAAATTCCCATTAAAACGCATATTATCTGATTTATCTAAAGAAAATGATAAAATCGGAAAAAAAAGTTCACGAGAATAGGCCTAGAAGCTCTTAAAATAATTTATTGGATATAACTATCGACTAAATATAGTTATTCTGAATTAGCAATATTTTCACGCAATTCTTGCTCTTCTTCTACTTTTTGACGTTGTTTCTTAATATGTTGACCCATTCTGTGTATAGGTATACCAGTTAGGAAGTCAACAGACATAGATGGCGATTGATAAGACCTATATATATCTCTACCTAATCTACCAAACGGTGCAAACGTAGCAAGTTGGAATTTTACTAAACTATCAAAATCACCAGAAGCAATAGCATTAATAGGTGGTAATACATATCTAGCTATAGGTGGTGTAACTATTTGTAATGGTGCAAATGCTGTTGTAGGCCATTGACTAAAGAATGCACGTTCTCTTTCTTTTTCATCTCCAAATAACCATTGTGCAGTATCTTGCATCCATGACATTGGTGGTGATAACGAGTATTCAAATATTGTAGATGTAAATATTGATGCTAATGCCATAGACATTAAATCAGCAGTCATCTGTCTTTGAAACACTTTACTACTATTAGTTGTATTGCTCCATTCAGTATATCTTGCTCCTTTATATAGCAATCTTCTTCTTTTTACACTATTCCAAGCATAAGGATGGAAACGTGTCATTACTCTACCTAATGATGTATTAGCATAATTAGTTCTAAATGCTGAGTGATATATAAACTGTGATGATTCAATACCTTTACGTGCTATATGCATTAACATTGGTGAGTTGTAAGCTAGTTCACTTGTGAGTGGCATCATTACATCTCTTGCATTTAAATAATGTGCTAATGCTGCTGTACGTCTTAATTTAATTTCAGTAGCACTCATAAATGTAGAACCAAATTTTACTAACGCATCAAACACTCCATACTTTGCACCTATTTCTTTGATAGTTGCTTTTCTAATTTTATCAAACTCTGTTGGATTACTGTCTAACAATTCTTTGTTTTTAGGTGTAAACAACTTATTAATAATTTCTTTAGCTGCCTTATTCATATCAGCATCTCTAAATGTTTTATTAATACCTGCTTGCTCAATATACATACCTTCTAAGAATCCTTCTTGCGATAACCAAGTTTCTATATCTCTAAAACTTTCAAATTTCTTTTCTATAATTTCACCAGTTCTTGGGTTTTTTGTTTTATAAGTAGCACCTTTAAACACTGTATTTATTAAATAATCTTCGCTCATAGCTTGTCTAAATGGTTTCCATCCTGTATCTGCGTATATGTTTTGACTACCACCAAGTATATTAGTAATTGCTGTTTTAGGGTGTGATAGCAATGACAGTAGTTCCCATTTACCTTCAAAGTCTCCAAGTTTTTTTAATTTACGTTGTATAGCTACACGTTTGGCTTCTTCAGATACTTTTCTCATTTCACCTGTAATAGGGTCTTTTACCATTCTTAAGTCACCAAATATACTAAATTCACCCTCTTTATATCCTAAAAATTTACCAACACGTTCTTCAACACTTCTAATAGCATTTACACCTGCTGCATCTGATGTTAAATGATACAATGTACCAAATCTGTTGATTTTGTTAATGTTTTTAACATCATTTAATTTTTTAGCAGCATTCATTCTATAATCTTGTATTGCTTTTCTTAGTTCACTTCCTGTTAAATTATCTCCCATTCTTTTATACCAATAACTATCAGGTGCTATGTATGCATCTATGTCTCTTAAAAATTGTTTACGACTGTAATTATTTCCAATTTTGTTTTTAATTTTTTGCTTATCTAAACCAGCATCTATATATGCTTGTAGCAATCCTTTTTCTGCCTTGGTAATACCTGCTAATTCAAAATTTCTCATACTAGCCATACCCATCATATTTTGCAATGACTCTCTCATGTATCCAGTCCAAGCTTCAGTTGCATTTACATCTTTTAATGCATTTGTTTTTTTAAATGTGTCTATTAACATTGTGCTTCTTAATCCTGTTAAAGTGTCAATGTAAGACTTTGATGCTGCTTTTGTATATCTACCTAAAACATTTAAATCTTTACCAAATCCAGGCATAATATCTTGTCCTTTAGATTGTAAATGTCCTGCCATAAATGGACCTACTACTTGACTTTTATTACCACCTACTAACTGTGTCATATTATCTGCCATACCAGCATTTTCATTACGCATACGTTGCATACTAATTAATAAATGGTCTCTTATTTCATTTAAAAAACGTTCTTTAGCTATAGTTAAGTTTTCATAACCTTCTGCTCTAGCTTTATGTAATGCTTTAATATGTGGAGGTAATTGTTCTACGCCCATATCTCTAATCTTCTTTTGTGCTTCAACCATTAATTTAGCTATATGAGCATCTATATTTTTTTTGTTTGCTGAAAATTGATTGTGATTTGTAAAGTTCCAATAGTTTGATGGTCTACCATTAGAGTCTAGTTGCAATCTTACAAGTTCTGGTTTTGTAAATTGTCTAATTGCATTTGCTTCTCTTAATATTTCTGGTGTAATTGTGCTAGGTTTTTTTGGGTCAAACTCTGGATAAATTTTATTACCATTAACATCTTTTAAATTTTGTATACTTCTAATCAATTCGTATTCGTATTTGTAATACATTAATTCATTCATACCTATAAGGTTTTCCATTAAATCTACCTTACTTTTTGTACCCATTTTCATGTCTTTCATTAAACGTTGCACTTTATTTACATCTAAAAATCCATTTGTTAATACTCTTTTCCTAGCATTATCAGTTAACTTAACATTTCCTGCTTTGTCTGTTATTGTATTTACATTGTATATATTTTTTACAAACAAGTCGTAAAAGTCTGTAATACGTTCGTTTACAATATCTATCATTTCTTCTGGTTTTACTTTACGCTCGTTTCCCTTTCCTGATGTTTCATCTAATATTCTAAATTCTTTATGTTCTTTATCCATTCTACGTAGTTCTGCTTCACTACGCTCCCATGACTCTCTAAAATCTTTTTTAATATGTTCTGCTAAACGTAGTCCACCAAAAGAACCATTATCATAAATACGTTTGTTAATTGCTGCTTCAATTAATAAATCTTTTTCTGATTGTAATCTTTTATCACCTGTATTGAATACATCAAAAGAATCCTTTAATATGTCTTCAAAATAATCCTGCATTGTAGATGCAAACGTATTACCAAACTCTACCTGCTGCCTAACAATTTCTAATGTAGATAATGGTTGCGTTAAACTTTTTCTTGTAATTTTATATTCACCATCTACTTTGTCTAATACAGGCACATTTTCTTGATATACCTGTAACATTTCTTTTGCACGCAATGTTTTACCAGCACCTACAGTATCTGCTTGTTGGAAATAATAATGAAACATTTTTTTAATAGGACTTTTAAAATTTTCTTTCTTTGACCAATATTCATTCCCAAAAACATTTTTACCAATCTTAGCACCAAACTTTTTTAATTTACTAATCATAGAACCTCTACTTAAGTAAACATCTTGTATATAATTATTAAAAAATCTTAAATCAGATAACTGCATACGATTAAATGACTTACCTACTTCAGGCAATCCTGTTAATCCAACCATTTTACTAAACATAGTAAAGTCACCTTCAATAGCAACAGCAATATCAGGATTTTTCTCAATAGCATCCAATAAACGTTTAACCTCAAATTCCTGTGCTTCTGTAATTAATGTTTTGTTTTTAACAATTTTACCAGACTCTAATGTTTTCATTTCAATAGGCATACTACCTGACTCTAAATAATCTATTTTTTGTTGTTCAGTCATTTGATTATATTCAGTTTCTACTAATTTTTTAGCAGATTCTACAATATCTGTTTCAGTCATATTAAATATATTTTCTAATAATTGAGCTTGTGTTTCGTTTTCTGCTATAACAAAATCTTTATCTTTTTCTAGTAAGTTTTCTATTTTTACTTTTTTAATTTTGTCAGTTCTTACATCTGCTACAGTACGCTCTACAGTTTCTGCTGCTATTTTTTCTGCTAGGGTTCTTACTGGTGTTTTTTCTGTAATTTTTTCTGCTGGTCTACGTGTACCTACATTACTTATAGGTGATTTAATATTGCTAGTATCTAATACAACAATTTTTCTATTCAAGGTTTCACCTTTAGTTACAATATCTTGCATACCTAATAAGAATTGTTGCTTATGATTATTTGGTATAGCATCACTTTTTAACATATTTGGTCTAGATACTTCTATTCTACGTGCATGGTCAAACAACTTGGCTACTGTATCTGTTGGAATATCATTAATACTTCTGTTTTCTAATTTGCTATTAAAATCTAATAATTTTGCACTGTAATTACCTTCTGCTGATGCTATGTTTACATCTAATGATTTTAATGCTTTTTCACCTAATAAAGATAAATCTAATCCATAATCATTTAAAAAATCTGCATCTCTATTTTTAATTCTATTAAAATAACTTACAACTTTTTTTCTAGTAGTAAATATATTAGACATCAATGCATTACTAAACATCTCGCTCAAAACTTCTGTTATTTCAGGATTTAATGTTTTCAACTTACCATTTACCCTAATTTTATTAAGACGTTCAGCACGATATTGATTAATAGCAGAATCTAAATCAAACTTAATTGGTTCAACATCTAAATACGATTTTTCTTTTACTAAATCTGCTAGCTTTAATTTGTAAGCCATGTCAATTACTTCTGCCATTTTTTCACCAGCAATCTTTTCAGGTACACCAATAGTTTTTAAATATTCTCTTACCTTAGAAGCTTGTACTTCAAAATTTAATAAACCAGTCATTTTCATAACTTGTTCTGTTAAAAATCCTTGGTCGTATCCATTTATTTTTTTTGCATTTTTTTCTGTTAAAAAACTAGAATACTTATCAAACATTTCACGTATGTTTGCAGTAGGTTGATTTAAAATACTTTTAATTTCTGGTCTAATTGCACTAGTAAATGCTAATAATTGTTCATCTAGAATTCCCTGTCTTCTCAAATATGTCATAGTTTCAGAGCTTTTTACTTTATCTAAAGCTTTTAAAATATTGATAGTATAGTCTCTAAATGTAGCATCGTTTATAGGTTTTATATTTAATGATATATTTTCCATATTAAAAGTATCTGTACCAAACTTTTCTGCTATATTTATTAAACTATCTGTATATCTTCTTCCATTCTGTCTATTGTATGAATAATGCTCTACAAAACGTTCAGCTATTTGCGATACACTACCTATATCTATTTTACTGCCATTTTCTCCAACACCTTGTTTTAATGCATTTAAAAAGTTTCTTCTAGCTCCAAATGCATCAAACACTTTTAAATCTACATTGACATAAGCAACATCTTTTAAAACAACATCTGTTCTAGTGCCTTGTTCAAAGCTTACAACCATATTATCAGCATTTACATTTTTAAATACAGGTAACACTGTATTACCGTCTGCATCTTTTTCTATTACACCAAATTCATTCAATCTCTTTTGTATTCTCTTAAAAGCTGCATAATCAGCAGGGTCGTTAGTTTCTTTGTATAATTTTTCAGCTGTTTCGAGTTGTAACTTTGTTGCAAGGTAATCAGCTGATTCACTGTTTCTGATGATTCTAACTTCTTTATTAATAAATATATTAGAACTGTTTTCATAAAATCCTGATTTTTCTTGCATTGTAATATTTTCAAGAAAGTCGCTTCTATTCATTTCAAATATTTGTTTATTCTGTCTATGTAATGCACTAAAATCTGGACCAATATATACTTGATTTGCTTCTCTACCTGGTACAATATTTATCATATCGCCTCTTATTTTTAAAGATGGTGCTTCAATAGTAAAATACATCTCCATAAGCTTAGCTTGTAAATCTTGTATGTTAGGATTTTTTGCATTCTTAGCACCATCTAAAGTAAGATTTAAAATATTAGGTGCATCTTCACTTTCAAACTTTCTTAACAACTCTACAGGGTCTCCTTTTGGAACTAAATATGCATCATTGCTATTATTTAATCTTATTCTACCATTACCCTGTATAGCATAATTCAAATGCTCTCTAATAAACTGATTTAAATTAGTAACTTGTCCAATCATTTTACCAACTTTAACAACTTCAGCAGCTTGCTGATGTCTTGCAAATGGTGAAAAAATATTAGGCACATCTTTCCATAACGCAGGTTCTCCAGGTGCTTTAAATCCTAACTCAGGTCTTTCTCTTGTCAATGATTTATCGCTCAACAAATCTACAATTTCTTTAGACTTAAATGTTTTCTTTATAGCTTGAGGTACACTTTGGTACATAGCAACAGCATCCCCGTCAAAATCAGCACCACCAGCACGTTTAACATTCTTTTTAGACATAATAATACCATTACCAGCAATATCTACAAATCCACCAAAATCTAACGATAATACACCTGATGGATTACCTACTGGACTTCTTACTATAACATAATTAATAGCATCTTCTAATTGTTTAATTCTATTTTTATCAGTTTCTGTAGGTTTTTTTCTAGCTCTATACTCTTGTAATTCATTAAAAGCTTCTTCTAAAGTATAATCTTTACCATTTGCTTTTTTCAAATCTACTTTATCGCCTTTATGACCGCTATGTAAAAAGAAATTAGTATCTGTTAAATTAATTTTACTTAACAACATAGGGTCTGCTGCCTTCATTCTTACATAAGTATTACCATAATCTATTCTTGGTCTAGATAATCTTGTATGTATATAATTCTTTAATGCTTGTTCTACGTATTTATGATTGTTACCTATACGTAATATGATAGGATTATAATTAAATTGTTTTAACAAATCGTTAACAGCACGTAATGACACATCATTATCTACTACCTCAGATTCAAATCTTTCTTTTATTGTTCCATCTTTTTCAAACAAAGATTCAATTAATTTTGTACCTAATGGCGTATCTATATTTGTATTAAATAACTCTACTACTTTATCAATACTCATTCTATCTAAATCTAAAGGCCTACCATCTTTCATAATTAATGGTTTATTAACATCAATAGTATTCATATCTAAGTTCATAACTTCCGTATTATACCCCTTATCACCTTCTAATTGCTTCATAAACAAGTCTTCCATAGCCCTGTTGAACTCTGGTCCAAATGTTATATTACGCATCATTATAGAGCCAAATGGTAATCTTTGAAATCTTGTATTAGATACTTCACCTTCACTCTTAATTAATTTTATGTCACGTGACTGTACATTAAATGTTTCACCTTTTTTAGTTAATTTATATGAATCTGTTTTAGCATCATACTCAACCTCTGCCATTTGATGCCTGCTATTAGATTTGTTAGAAGATTCTACAATAATAATATCAACGCCTAAATCTTTCATTAATTTATATATACCTTTATGAGTAGCTTGTTCTGCTGATTTGTTAAATACCATACCTCTAGATTTTCCTAAATTAGAATTGTATACAGGGTCAGTAACTAATACATCTTTTATATATCCTTCTTCTAATCCTCTACCTGCTTCATTTAGTACATCTGCACGCAATCTTTCACTATAATATTTTTGTCCATCTGATACACCAAATACACCCGCAGAATCTTTTATAATTATACTCTTAATTCCTTCTGGTCCATATGCACTAGTATCGAACGACATTGATGCACCATTTTCTAATACTTTTCTATATTGTGTCCATTTAATTACATTAGCAAACAAAGGGTTCTTTTTGTATGCAAAATAAGCATCTTTAAACATTTTAGTGTCTATAGAAAATACAGTACCATCTTTACTTCTAGGCAACAAACCAGCATCTTGAAATTCATACAACATATTACTTAATAATTCTTTTTTGTAATCTGCTTTTGTTTCATACATTTCGCCAAAAGGTGTTTTTTCTCCCGTGTTTTTATCAATACGCAAACTATCAAAAAACGATTCATTTCTAACACCTTTTTTCTTAAACATAGTAAATTGAGTTTCTATAAAATCAAGTATAGGGTCTGCTTCTGGTAAATATCTTTGACTATTAGGGTCTTTGCTCCATGCGTGTCTTCTAGCATTAATTTCATTGTTTGAAGGATTTAAATGATGAACATATCTGTCTTTTGCTTTTAACTCACTTCCTATATTATAAATGTCTTTAGTAACATTAAAGGTACTAAAATATGGGTCTACACCAATCTTGCTGCTTGTAGATTCAAATTCACTTTGTTTACCTTCTTTATTTGTTGTACGGATATAATCTATTTTTATATCTAATGGTTGGCTACCTTCAATAGCAGTATTGTGATAGGTTTCTTCACGTATCATTCTTAAAGGCTTGTTATACGCATCTGTAGTAGGTGTATCTATAATAGTATAGTTAACTTTACCGCCCTCACCTATTGTTTTTAATACAGTTAACGATTGTCTTTCTTTTAATCCACCATATTCAAACCATATTTTATTTAATGGTGCTTTACTTCCTTTAGCATCTACAAACAATTTTTTCAATCTTTGGAAACTATCAGGTGACATTTCTGCTTTTTTCTGTTTAACATACTCAACTATACCTTCTATAAACTCTTGTCTATTAGAAGATTTTCTTGCTAGTAATTTCATAATTTTTCTAGTTTCAACAGGATTTAGCTCAGGAACTTCTTTAGAAATATCTTCTAATAATTCTCTAGCACGATTAACAGACTTTGTTAAATTAGGGTCTTCTACTCTAGATTGGTTGTTATTATCTCTTGTAGGCTCTGGTTGTGTTTCTTGTTCAGGTTTTAATAAAATATCTAATGCAGACCTTTCTGCATCTGTTTTAATTTCGTTAGAACGTATAGATTCTACTTTTACAGCTTTTTGTGTTAATATAACATTATCTAATTCTCCAGGAACTTTATTAGCTTTATTAACTAATTTTGCTAACTCTACTTTGAGTTGTTCTTGTATTTCTGTTTTTTGTTCATTAGATAATTCGTTTAATTTTTTATTTCTAAACTGTTCAGGTATAAACTCTGAATTAGGCAATCTAAATTCAGGATTAAATACATTTTTTGTAAAATATGTAGACTTGTCTACTTCTACTATATCTTTACCAGGACCTTTTACAAACACTTTACCATCAGCTGCTCTTTCTACAGTAACAGCTTCTGTTTTACCGTCAAATGTGTATAAGTCAATTATATCTCCTTGCTTAACATTTGATATATCTACATCAGGCCTTGCTGCTAAATCTTTTTGTTTAGCTTCAATAAAATCTTTTTCTTTAATAGTTAAATCTAACTTAGCTTGTTTATTAGCTTCTAAATATATTCTAATCTTTTCTCTTTTACTTAGAGTTTCTATACCAATATCACCCATAGCATCAAGTTTTGTTTTAATAGCTTCTAATACAACATCACCTTGATTATTACCTATTCTATTAATCTGGTCTAATACTAAATCAGCTTGAAACGCATCTACATATTTTTTTTCTTTAGGTCCTAAATCTTTATACCATTGCATTTTAGTAATATCGGCACCGTTAATAATCATATTCTGACCTTCTTGTACAACAGTAAGTATTTTATCTGGTTCTCCTTTTTTACCTACCATGTTTTCTACAAGTGCTTGCGTAGCACGTTGTTCAAACTTAGGCCTACCTGCTGCTCCAAAAAAGAATCCTAATAAATATTCATATACTTGGTCTGCAAAAGGTGCATTCTGCATAGATGCCTGACCGCCTGTAAAAGCAGAACCTAATGTACCTCTTGTAATAAAATCTATGTATTGTGCTCTATCATAATCTATGCCACGACTTGTTTTTCCTAGTGTTTGTATTTGTGGACCAACAGCATCATCTGCTATTTCTTTAATTTTACTTTCAGCCATTTTAACTTGTGCACGATTTCTTGACGCTAACATAGTACCTAAATTAACATAATTTCTTACACCTCCAAAAAATGCACCTGCTAATGCACCATGTTGTGCTGATTCTGCCCAACCTTCAGGCCCATCTTTACGTGCAGATACAGCCATTGCTATACCTAAATGTGCACTTTCTTCCATTATCTCTAACAACTCAGGATGTTGTGCTAATTTTTTACCTATATAATTATTACGTAAAAACTCTGCACCACCTAATCGTGATTTACCTTGTTCAATTACCCAATCTGCTGCTTTCATAGGTATAGAACGTAATTGTAATCCACCTGCCTGGTCAGTTCTAGTTAATGCTGGTATGTATTTTTTACCAAAATCGCCTAAACCTTCTTTAACACGTTCTCCAGCTTTTAATCTTGCAGCTCTAAATGCAGATTTTTTAGCAACGCTTCCAGGCAATGATGCACCAAAGGTAAAAACACCTGCAATAATATCAGGTGCAAAACCAACTAAATGTCCAACTTTATTTAATATTGCTTCTGTTTGAGTATCTGGGTCATCTGCCCAACCAAATGTAGTAAAACCTTCAACAACACCACTTGCTAATTGATTCATAGCACCTACTAGTGCATTTTCTTGTGCTGCAGGGTCTTTTTCGAATGGTATATTACGTTCTTTTGCAAATTGATAAAACTGTTCTACTTGGTCTTCACTAAAAGAATCAGGATTATCATAGTAAGATTTCATCGATATTTCAGCATATCGTTTTTCATCTAGGTATCCACGCTCATACAAGCGTCGCATCTGTTGATACTGTTTATTCATTAGTGCTAATCTACCATATCAAGTAAAGAATCTTTATACTCTTGTAATCTTCTTACTTGTAATTGTAAATTATTGTATTGTTCATTAGTTTTGAATCTTCTGAACCTTCTATCAATTTTATCAGCACCTATGTTACGTAAAGCACTATCTACAGTTTCTAAAGCTCGTTTATACAAATAATTGTTTTTTAAATTTGTAGTTTCGCTAGCAAGCTCTAAATCTTTTATTGTAGGCTCTAATCTTGTTATTAATTCGTCTCCTGTTGCTAAAACAGTGCTAGCATCTACAGTTAAACCTAAAAATCTAGTACCTTTGATTCTAGGGAATAAACCTAAAGTATCTTTAGGTGTAATATCTCCAGGTAAAAGAGAAGCCTCGATACCAGGAGTTTCAGTAACTCTTTTTGTAGCAGATTCTCTTTCTTCTGCTTCTAATAAACTTTTTTGCGTTGTATAAGCGTATTGCGCAACATTAGATTCATGCATCATTTGTAACGCTAATAATTCTCCATCTTTATACATTTCAACTTGTCTATTGTATTTTTCGTCTTCCATTTTACGAAATTGTTCAAATTCCATTTCATTACGTCTTCTTAGTTGCTCTAAAGCAGATTGATTAGAAATATTATTTTTTTTAATAAAAAAATCTAACTCACTATCCATAAGCTCTTTTTTAGCAGCAATATCCATTTCTATTTTTTCTCTGTAAGAAGGTTCTAACAAATTATCTGCTGCTCTAAAAAAAGCAGTAGTAGCATTTAACCTTCTTGCGTATAAATCCTGTGCCATTTTATTCTCCTATACGTATTTTAAATCTGTGTTAATATTATACTCATCTACTGTTAAACCTTGTTTTGCATATTCATCGCCTACAGCATCTATTTGCATTTGTACACTATTCAATGCATCTCCTAATGCTTGTTGTGTTTTAACATTAGCTTGTTGAGCTTGTGCAGCTCTACTTTGTAATTGCATATCCATTAAAGATTTTGCTCTATTTCTAGCTACATTAGCTCCTCCATATGATGTATTAGTTTGCCCACCTTGGTCTAATCCCTGAATAGCTCTATCGTAAATCATAGAAGTAGCTAAATCTCCTTGATTTCTATAGTATTCTGACTGTTGTGCATATCTTTCTACTGTTTCTGGTATAACTTCATTAGTAAATGTTTCTAAGTCTGCATTATAATCTTCGCCTAGTTTTTTTAATCTTCGTCTTTCTGCACTTCTATTTTTAAAAAAACTTATACCTCTTAAAATAGTGCTAGCCCCTTTTACGTAAGGATTAGCATTTTCTAAAAATTGACCATACTTTAATAATTTGCTCATTGTTTATTCTCCTCTTTATTTAAACCTTCTACTAAACCCGTACCATAAAACATACTATGTTTCAAAGAAAATTTTGGTCCTAATTCGTCTTGTAAAAACTTTCTTGCACCATCTAACATATTAATAGGTTGTTGTTCCATAGGCATTGTTTCTTGTGTAGACATAAACTCTTTACTTATCTCATTAGATATTCTAATTCTGTCTTTTCTACTTGCTTCTGGGTTTTTAGGTTTTTCAAACCTATCTAAAAATACATTAGCAGCATCTTCTACACTACCAGATTCAAACACTTCTCTAATTTTTTTCGCATTACCATATCCTAAATCATCTCGATTTTTACCTTCGCCATAAATAGTATCATACATATAATCTACTTGAGACTGCATACTATCTTGCATCTCATTTTCTTTTAAAAAATTTTGATAATTTTTCATATGATTTCCTTCGAACTGAAATAAACCATATCCAGGGCCACCCTTTCCTTGTTTTGTTTGATAATCATATGTATATCCAGTTTCTACTCCTATATTACCCATAATACCTGAAGCAGCATTAGGAGTAAATCCTTTTTGTATCATATAATTGTATATATTTTTTCTATTATCCATTGTTTCTCCTATCTACTTACAACCGTACCTTGTGGTAACAATATATTAGGGCGTCTGTAAGAAGCTACGCTTTCATCCATAATTCCTTCCATATTTACTCTAGGAGGTTGTTGAATACCTATATCTAAAATTCTACGCATTGTTAAGTCCATATTTCTAAAATCTAAATTAAATCTAAATTCTGCTGGCATAGGGTCAGTATAATCTGGTAAATCAGCAACACGTTGACTTACATCTCTTCCCATTAAATCCATTAAATTAGTAGCACTACCAGTTATTTGAGCTAAAGGTAAATAAGTTTTTTTATTATATTCGTATTGTCCAGTATCTGGATTAATAAAAGGAGCATCTACCGCTTCTCTTCCTAAACCTATAGCATCAGAAGGTATACGACTTTCTAATGTATCCATTTCTTTTTCAAATCTTAAAGGATTATTATAAACTTCTTTAGCCTCATCTGTTAAACCTTGATAAAACTTGTATTCATCATAATCTTTAAACATTTCATTAGTATCGCCACGTTCTGTTTTTCTAGCTTCTCTATCTAATAAACTATCTTTTTTATCAATTAACTTTTGACCAAACTTATAACCTTCTAATAAATTTGTACCTAAATCTACTGCTGTAGTAAAAGGGTCGTTAAATTCTGCCATACTTTGTCTAGCTTGCTCATGTATAGGTCTACTTCTAATTCTTGCTAACTCTACCTGTCCTCTTGTTGCCATAACTATTTCTCCATTTCTACTTTATACCATTCACCATCAACTTTATGATATAAATAAACTTTGTCATTTTCTTTTACAATTTTTCTACTACCTTGCACTCCGTCATTATTACTCGGTTTTATATCAGTAACTTGCGCAGCAGGCTCCATTTGCTGTTGTAATTCTTGTATTCTGTCTTCTAACTCTTCTCTAATATTAGTACGCTCTTCTATCATTTTACGCTCTTTTCTCTAAATATTATTTGTATATCATTTATTTCAAAATCAGTAGCTACATCAGACCCAGAAAAACGTAGTCCAAACCCTTTGATTTTATCGAAAGCTTTTTTATCGACAAATTCTGTCTTTGCTTTACGAATTGGTATATGTAAGGTTTTAAAATTACTTTCAGAACTACCATCTAACGTAGCTAAAATCTCTTCTTCTCCATCATTTGTAAATCCACGCATTTCAACACCATCGCCATTCTTATAGCTCAAATACACGCTTATAATTTTTTTGTCGACACTTGGCTTGCCAAAAGTAAATTCCTTCGTTTTAAGGGCCATTTCGTCAATATTTACGGTGTTATTTAACTTACTTGGACTAGTATTCCACTTACGTAGCTCTATATTTGTACTATCATATTTACTAAACCATAAAATATCACCAGCATTGTTAGTTACAAAATTAGTAGTGTCGACAGCTTCAAAGCCTTTACTTCTGTAATACAATGCAAAAGATTTTAAGTCAAATGCAACAATCTTCTGATTTTTATTACCTATAATAATAGTACGCTCATCAGGGTCATATCCTATAATATTATTTACACTATAATAATTAGACCAAACAAGTCTTTGCTGCCCTTTTTTATCTAATAATAAATCTCTTACTTGTTTTCCATCGTATAAATAAAAACCAAACTTATTAAACCATGCAATAAAACCTTCACCTCTTACAACATGATAATCTTTTTCACAACCTTTATATTCTAGTGTTGCTTCTAAAAACTCTATATCTCTAGCAATGTTAATAATATATAAATGATTTCTTTTAAACTCTAAAAGCTTACTTCCTAAAGATTCTAATGCAATTATGTCATCACCATCATTAATTTCAACATCAATTCTATTTTCAAAACTAAATGTATCAAAAGCGTTTAAATTAGATTTTAATATAGTATCATTAGCAATTTTTAATTTTTCACTAACAGCATCTTTATATCTTACATTTCCTATGTATAATCTTCTATTAGCTACTGTACTTGTTTTATAACCTGTGCCAGGCATACCCATAACGTGTTTATCTTGTTCTACATAACTTTCTGCACGTATAGTTTCAGGTTTATCTTTAAATGTTATACTACCAATAGGTAATTGTGTTCCAATATTTCTTCCTGTTAAACCTATTGCACCAACATTTGGATAACTATAAATGTTTTGGCTCATATGTGAACTGTGTACAAACAAACCAAAAGGTTTGTAATCTTCACTAGCTGACAATCTCAATCCTTTTCTAAAATCAACTTCAAATAATAAAAACTTTACATTACGTCTTCCATCTCCATCATCAGCTTCGTCTGTTTCGTTGTAATAAAATTTAATAGATTTTACATTATCTTCTTGAGGTATATTGCCCCATACTTGTGCATTTAATTGTATGTTATTAGATGATAATGAATATGTATTTTTCACAGTACCTGCATAAGCTAAATCACTTCTTTGTCCATCTGTATATACTAATTCATAAAATATATTTACAACTCTATCGTCACTGCTAAAAAACTGTCCAGCATTTTGAGTAAATTGTCCAGTAGTATCATCTTTTGTACCAGCATAAAAATTAGCATAAAATTTTCCTCTATAATCCGACTCTGTTGGTATTGCAGTAGATGTATAAGAACCACCATTTAAAGATGTGTTACTATATCCTAATTGATACATTTCTCCATGAGAGTCTTGCCATATCAAAGATATATCTAAATTTGTATTATGCGTAGCTGCTGTTGTACCATGTACACCTCTTGTAACATTTACAACATCGGCGCCTACACTAGTAATTTTCATTCTTTCTGTTTCAATTTGTATAATATCTCCCGCATTTAATTTTTGTCCATTTCCACTTACGGGAACTGTAAGTTGTGTACTATCCATAGAGTCAGAAGTATTAAATCCAATATCTGCTGAATATGTTAATATACCTAAAGTTTGTTCTCCTCCAATATAAACTTTTACCTTCGTATCAGATGTATCTGCTGGCTTTGCATCTAAGACTACCCATTTAGTAACATCAATACTATGATTATTTTTAGCAGTATTCATATCATTATCACCGCCAGAATAAGTAAAACCCATATGATACGTTTCGTTAACATACTCTAGTTTTTTAGGTGTATTAGTGTCTACAAAAGATGTAGGAGTAACTCTAACGACCCCATCAACAGCACTATATACTACAGGACTAAATGTATTCCCATAAGGTACAGTCTTAGTTCCATAAGAATTATTACTTAATTTAAATACTCTTACACCATCAGATGTAACATCAGTATTAATAAACAACATTTCATTGTTAGAAACTGTACCGTCAGTGTTATCTATATCGTGGTCTGCATTAAATTGAAATAATCCATTTCCTAAATTTACTTCAGAATTTCTGTCGCCAGTTATACTATTAGCATAATCTACTGCTGCTCCCATAACTTTTAACTTACCAGGAGTTTCTATAGACAAACTATCTAAGTCTTGAAATTGATTATCTTCAATGTCACGTGAATTAGTTTTGTTATTTAAACCACCACTATAATTTGATATGTTTAATATGCCTTTTGCCACTTAAATTTATCCTCTTTGTTTTTCTACTACTTAAATTAAATTTTCTTCTAGTAGAGTTTAAGGATACTCCCGTAGCAGGCTTACCTATACTTTTACTTGTTACCATCAATCAGTTCTCCCCAAACAGTAGTTTTACCATCAGTAATTTCAACTACTTCTACTTTAAATTCTCCGTTATCAAACCAATCTACAATAGCAAATGCGTGACCCCAGTTATGTAGTCTGCCTTTTAACCATCTATTGTTTTCATGGTCCATTTTTTTTAGACAACCCATTGACCAAGCACCAATGTTTCCATTTAGCTTAGTCAATGTATGTCTTTGTATATCGTGAGTATGTCCATATATTACATTCTCACCATATGTTTCCAGGTGTTTCTTTGCATGATATGTAGTAGCAAAGGCACCATGGAAAAACGCTAACTTGCCTATTTCGATAGGTAAGTTGTGTTCTTTGTATTTGTATCCTCTTTCTTTAATTTTACATTTTTTTTCAAAAGTGTAATCGTTGAGATAAGGATACTTATTAGCAAAATTATCCAGCCAGAGGTCGTGGTTACCTTGGAGTAAATACTTTTCTTTACATCCCACTTCTTTAAGTACTGCATCCCACTCATCTAATCCTTCATTTACTAATTTTATATCTTCTTCTACTAATGGAAGTTGAAACTCTAAAGGTGGTAATTTCTTGTCTTTATATCTCCAAGCAGATACCGACTCCCATTCTCCAACATCCCCAAGGTTTACAAAAACCTTTGGTTTTATTTTAAGTATTGCTTTTTTAACACATTCTACTGCAGCTCTATCTTCTAATGGATAATGCTGGTCAGGTATTACAATACCACGTTTTTTAAGTTTCAATGAAACCTCCTAGTCTAATGCTTTTTTAATTTCTGCAAACAACTTGTCGTCTAATTTATTTGAAGACTTAGCAACTAAGTGTTCTCCTAAATGTAATACGATAGCTTTTAATACTTTTTCAGTACCTAGTTTAGCAAGTAATTTACCTAATATTGGTCCCATTATTTTACCTCGCAATCCTGTTCACAAGCTTCAAGACCTTTCATATATCCCTGATGCTCAATTACCATTTGTTTAACTTCTGCTAATCTTTCGTTAGCACTTTGTATCTCTTGTACAAGTTGATTATGCTGTTCAACTAAAGTTTGCATTTTAGTCTCAGCTTCTTGTCTTAGGTCTACTTTTTTTTCTTTTGCCATTTTACTGGTCTCCTATTTAGTTATCTATATCTTGCAGTTTTCTTTGCAATCTTTTTAGGTTGTGCAACGTGTTGCTTACCTTTCCTATTGCCCTTTGCTTTAGCTCTATTAGTAGCAGCTTTTTCACCTTTGGACAATGCTTTCCAAGCAGCATCAGGTAAGTATCTTTTTTTACCTTTGCTTGGTTTGCCATCTGAAGTTCTCCATTTTTGTTGAGTCCATCGTTTTAGACTTTTCTGTGACTTCTTCATTGGCATTATCTATATCCTCCTCCTGCTGCTTTATACCTTCTAGCTAATAGTTGTGCTTTTCTAGCAGACCATTGTCCAGGTTTACCACCTTTGCTACCAGCTTTTATTTGTTGAAATAAACGCTTACGCATTGTAGGCTTTGTATAATTACCAGCTTCGTTAACTCTACTTTTTCTTTTTGCCATAACTCATCTTCTTGCCAACTTTTTTAGCATATGCTTTTGCTTTTTTCTTTCCTGCTGCTGTATAAGCAAACTTCTTTTTTCCTACTTTAGGCATAACTACCTCCTACCACTTTACTTTATTAGCCCAATATGCTGCAGACATTTTGCCTTTAGCTATATTCTTAGCGTGTCTCGCTTTAAAACTTTTTCTACGTGCTTTTTGTCTAGCTGACTCACCTTTTTTAGGTTTACCAGCAGTTTTCACACCTTGTTGTCCAAAACGTATTGTTTTTACTTTGTCGCCTACTTTTGCAACAACAATATGAGACTTTGTTTTATGTCCAGGAGTTCTTTTAGGTTTATTATAACCTGATACTCCAGCTCTAGTCAATCTAGAATCTTTTTTCTTAGCCATTATCCTTGCCCTCTTTTACGTTTTTTATAATACTTTTTACTGGTTTTAGTTCCATATTTAGTATTATTTGACATTCCTTGACGAGTTTTCTTCTTTCCATTGCTTCTCTTCTGCTGCTTTAGTCCGAATACTTTACGCATGATGTCAAATATAATACCTATCTAACTTCTTTCCTAATACTTTCAATAATAGTATTTTCATCAAACCTCATAGAAATACCAGGTTCAAATCTTTTTACCTCTTTACCGTTTTCTAAAACAATAATAGTAGGTACTATTTTAATGTTCCATTCTTTTGCAATGGTAGCACCAATTACTTTGTCTTCAATATCTATTTCAGCTACATAACATAACTTAGATAGTTTTTCTATCTTTACTCTGTTTTGATGATTCCAACTTGCATTTACTTGTACTACAGAACAATTCTGTACATTAAGCAGCTGCACATCTTGAAAACTATCAAGTCTAACTGACTGCGCCGATAAAGAAGACAAGCAAGCAAATAGCACAAAACCATACGATAAGCATGACTGTAAAATATTGTTTAGCTTTTTCATCTGTTATTTTCCTTAACTTCATTTGTTGTTCATATCTATAAGTGTTTGAGTAATAGCTTTAGTATCCTGTTTAATGTCGTCTACTTTTTCTTCTAATTTCTCAACCTTATCTTCTGTATTCATAATACTATTACGAATCATTTGGTCTTTTAAATCATACTCTGTTCTAGAAACTGGCGGTTCTGGTAACTGTTTAGCTTCTTCAATATCACCTTGAAGCGTAAACCACATACCAACAATCATACCAATAGATACAACTACACTAATAGCAGTTTCTATACTTAGACTAAATTTAGTATCTTTACTTACTTCCATTGTTATCCCCTATAATATGCCTAATAAAACTGCTGCTAATATACCTATGCCAGTAATACGTGCAATGTTTTGTTCATTTTTACGTACTCTGCCATTTTGCTCTTTAACTAATTGCTTTATCTCTTTTATATCATGATAAATATCAATTACTTGAGCTTCTATAACAGCAACTCTTTCAGCCATTTGTTCTCTGTATTCACTTACTTTCATTATTGTCCACCACCAAAACCACCACCACTTGTTTCATGATATCCACCGATAGCATGACTAAAATGGTGTGGAGCACTTATTATTGCAGACCTATGTGATGCTGTTACAGTAGTATTTGCTGAACTAGCTAATGGATTATTACTACCACCTATTTTTTCAAAAGCTCCAATAGGTCCACTATTTTGTCCAGCATACGTATGTGTAATACCGCCAACAGTAACGTCCGATGTTGCCATAGCAGATATACTTATATCAGTAGTCTGTACTACTTTACATTCATCTGCTATTTCAGCTTTTAGTTTTACATTAGTGTTGGGTACTGCCATTACTCAGCGTCTCTAATTGCTTTGTACTCTACTAAGTCTGCTTCCACTTCTGCAAGCTGTGCTTCTAAATTAGCTTTTTGAGCTTCTGCATCTGTTATAGCATCATCAACAATTTTAGTTTCTTCATAATCCAAAACAGTAACATCGTTACCGTTTGCATTTTTCATAACTCTAGTATGTTTAATTGAAACTTCTTTTGGTGCTTCTGCTACTCCATTTTCTACTGCACTTATTACTTTAGCCATTTAACTTCTCCTTAAGTTCGTTTATTTGTTGTTGTTGTTCTTGTACTGCTTTTATTAATACCGAAGTAAGCTTAGCATAGTCTACAGTTTTGTGAGTATCTTCACTATTTAATGTATCTACTTCTACTACTACTTCTGGTATAATCTTTTCTATCTCTTGTGCTATAACACCAATATCATGTTGTCCGTTTCTTTTTTCTTTCCAATCAAATGATACTGGTCTAATATCAAGCACATCTTTTAATCCATAATTTAAATCTTTTACATTTTCTTTTAATCTAGCGTCTGATGCAATAGTTGTAGAAAATGCTACTACATCTCCATCAAACAATCCATTACCACTAGCATCTACCCTCATACAAACATCTGCAATAGGTGCAGTTGCACTATTTGATACATCTCCAGTTTCTATATTAGCTCTACCCCAAAATAAATAATTATCAGAAGATAATAACATTCCGTGCGTAGTAGCAGTATTACCGCTAGTTTTATAATATGCATAATCACCTAAAGTGCTTGCATATCCATTATATAAAACATCATGAGTTCGCACATCACTATTCCAAGTGCTTACATATCTTCTCAATGTAGTACCATTACTATTTACTTGAAACTCGTTTGTTGTTCTAGTTTGTCCAGTAGTTAATGTTCCGCCTGAATCTACTCTAAATTTTTCTCCACCCGCACTAAAACCTATTACATTACCAGCTGGATGAAATATCCCACAAGTATCATTATAATACCAAGTGTAATCAGGAGTGTTATGAGCTGAATATCCATTATTAGCTCTTATAAATGCTTTTGAATTATTATTGTTTGGTCCTACAACAGTATCTCCATTTAATCTTGTGCTTCCTTCTACGTGCATAGTTGCTACAGGGGCTGTAGTTCCTACCCCAACCTTTCCTCCGTAAGGTTGTAATTGTAGTTCTCCATCGTTAGCACCATTCCAAGTTTGCCATTGATATTCACCAGCAACCGTACTTCTAATATAGGACATATCATTAGTGCCATTACCAATATTAAACCCTGCACCTCTTAAACTTAGTCTTGGTGTACCGCCAGTAGTTAAAGGAGCAGTATCTCCAATAGTAAGTGCACCACCTCTTAAGAAACTATTTCCGTTTACATGTAATCTTACATTTACTTGATTAGTAGCATCAGCTGTAGGATTTAAAGCCCTGTATAAATCCATATACCCTGTATCAGCAGCATTATAAAACAATGCAGTAGGCACAGCTCCGCCTTGTCCATTTCTGGAAAAAGTAATGCTTTGCCCCCATCTTACTGATTGAAACTGTAAATGGTCTCCCATATTAGCAATACCACCTGCTGAATCAAAAGTACTTACTGTGTATTGTGGAGTAGTAGCACCATTACTAAACTGCCCTAATTCTAAAAGCTCAGAAGCTGCATGACCATCTCCTCTTACTTTTAAACTTCCTATAATGTCTACTTCTTCTTCAGGACTATCTACACCTACACCCAACTTACCATTTATTGTACTTGTATATACATTGTTAGCTGTTCTTATTTGTTTTATAGGTGCTTTTAATGTATGCTTTTGTATCCAACCAAATCCATCAGTAGTTGAATAAGATACATCCCAAGTTGGTAATTGAACTGGAGAAGTTCCATTATAAAAGTCTACTTGAAAATTATAAAAATATTTACCAGCTCCATTATAGTCATCAATAGCAATAGCTACATTACCACTTGAATTAATACCTAAAAACTTAGGTTTACCATCACTTCCATCATCTGTTAAACTATATGCTATAACGCTACCTGAATTTCCATCAGGTCCATTATGTCCAGAATAAGGATAAAAACATACTTTAAAATCTATAACTACATTTTGTCCATATCCATATCCGTGTACATGTATAACAGACATTCTATTTGATGTTCTTGCTATATCTGTATCAATAATAATAGCACCAGTTCTATTAGCATTGTCTCTATGCTGTAAAACATTTAAATGAAATCTTCCATCTCCATTTTCATGATGTGTTTTAGGGTCTACAGATAAACCTTTTTCTATATGTAATTGATTACTAAATGTAGATATACCTGATTGTATCAATAATCTATCAGTATCACCTTGACTTCTTCTTAAATTTAAATCAACACCTTGATAAGATTGGAATTTACCATCTAATGCTGTAAGATTTTTATCAAACAAATGTCCTTGTCTATCTGTATAAATATGACTCCAATGTACATTTTGTGGTCCAAGTCTAATATATCCAACTCCAGTCTGTATATCTAATTGATTATCTCCACTATTGTCAAGCCTTACATCATAATCATCAGTAGTAGTATCTGTATTATGAAAATCTATAAATCTACCAATTTCCATTACTCCGTCAGTTGCAACAGTAGGAACTCCACCAGAAAACCAATCTCCAGATGAAGGGATATTTAATCTTGCTAATGGAACAGTACCAGAACTTAAATCAGATGCATTTGTTGTACCTGCATTAGCATCTACATATGCTTTAATACTTTGTTGTGTAGCTAAATGTGAAGCACTATTTGAAGACATATCATCTTGGTCTTTTATAGCACTACCTGTAACTGTACCATTTAATGTTAATGTTCCGTCTGTTGCTATTGTAAATCTTTCTGAGCCGCTTGAATGGATTCTAAATTTGTTTTGTCTACTATCTAAATAAAAAGTAGTTGTATATGACGGGTCTGTACCAGGAGATAACGCAATTTCTCCACCTTCATTTTGGTTTTGTGCTAAAATAGTAACATTGCTTGGTGTAATTCGCATTCTTTCTGTACCGCCTACCCACCATCTATGATTACCTACATTGCTATTTGTACCATAATAAATCTCTCCACCAGCATAATTATCTATTGGTCCAATGTAAGTAATATTACTAGAGTTCATACCAAACACTCTTGGAGATGCACCAGCTGAATCTTTCATATAAATATATTCAGCGTTATTTTTAAATACTAAACTTGCACCATCTATTCTAACATCTCCTGCAGGATTTAAATCAATATTATAACCACCATAAGTAATCAATTCCATTTGACCACTATTTCTAAAAATAATAGCATTGGTATCTTGTATGTTTACTTGTCCACCTACTGTTAAATTTCCGTGAGTTTTTACTAATGCATTCTCACTTGCATCAATATGTATAGCATTTTTAATAGTTCCATCATCACTAACTTGTAAATATAAATCTAAATTAGATGTTGCTTGACGTATAATACTATTACCGTCATGATAAATTTGTAAATCAGCACTTTCTCCGATTATTAATTTCTGGTCATAAGGCATAATAACAGCTTTATCTGAAGCTCGTAACTGCAATACTGATTGTGTATTTCCACCGTCATTAACTTGAATTCTTATATCTTGGTCTTGAGCAGTATTCATCATAATAATTTGACCAGTATTATTTTTTATAATACTATTTCCACCATGATGATATAAGTCTAAATCACCGCTTTCTCCTATATATAAATGTTGATTATCATTAGGTAAATGAACACTTCCAACTACACTACCATCTATTTTTATAGCAGTAAGATAACTTGTATCATCCATAA